TAGGAGTCTCCTCAGTGTAGTACTGACCTGTAGTAGCATCCTTAGCTGCCCATACTACATCATCTGTACCATCATAGACAGTACCAGGCATTACATCAAAGTAAATCCTGCGGGCTTTCTTGGTACCCAGTGCCCACTCCTGAGGCTTCTCTGCAATGACAATCTTATTGCCATCTACACTGAAGGCCAGATAGGGATTGCTGGTAGCAGAAGCTCCATACTCACGGGCAAAGGCCATATTCAGAGAATCTACCATTGCCTGAGCAAACTGTGCCTTCGTCATGCCGGAAGTAGCATGCACAGCAGCATCCTTGTAGTACTGAGAGGCATCACCACTGGAGAAGAAGTTCTTGAAGTTAATACCAAGGATGTAATCCTTGCCTGCCTCAGGATTCTCTGCAATAGTCACAGATACCTTACGCATCTTGACTGCCATGTCTTCAGCTGCAATAGCCTTGGCATAGCCAATATTCCCCACAGGAATAAAGTCACTGCGAAGCACTGTCTCATTGTCTGCACCCTTGTACAGGAACATCACTTGCTTGCCCAAGACATCATCAATAGTCTTGATGGCACCGATGGTTCCAGCAGCAGAAGCTGTGGTTACACTTGCATTGTAAGCCTTTGCAACATATAGCTGCAAGACTTGGTTCACGGAATAGTTTGCCATAGTTGTAATTCAATTTAAGTTAAACATTGTCTGGGAGTATGGCTTACCTCACCAGACGGAATTATTCTCATTATATGTTAGGTATGCTGAGGTTGTGCCTCAGCTGTCAATCCTTTTGCCCTCAAAGCCAGTCCAACAGCTCTTTCCAATATACGCTGATGGAGGGCTTCATGAAGAATGCAGGGACTTTCATCCTCATTCAAAACTCTGTTCTCATCTTCTGTATCTACCAACTGAATAGGAGGCAGCTTCTTGATGTAACGAATGTAATATTCACTGATAGTATACTTACTGACTATCTCTACCACACCATCTGACAAGTCAAAGCGTAAGGCCCTTCTGAAATTGGCTCCTCTGAAAGGATTCTTCTTTAGCCTGTGGTATTCATCTTGGGTTGCAGGAACCACCTGCATGGAGTTACTGTGGTCACAGGTTTCCCCTGTGATTTTCACATCCTCATAGGTGATAAACCAAAGGTCTTCAGGTAATGTGAAGAACTTGCTGTTTGAATTTATACCCAAAGGGGCTCCATCGGAAGTAGTGATAGGGGTTTTTGTAGCCTCAGACACAAGATTTGACAGGTACCTCCTCAGCTCCTCCGTCTCTTCAAAGCTTTGGAGGGAGGAGTTCCTGCCAGTATAGAGTGATAAGACTTCTTCTTCTTGTGCCTTCGTCAGAAAGAATGACTTCTCATATTCATCCAACACAATATCCTGGGGACCTGCCTGGTCTCCAAACATATGTTGTTGTCTGAAACTGTTCAACAAGGTATCAAAACCGTCACTAAACTCTCTGATAGTCATCTTCTTCTTTCTTTATTGTGTATGCCGGAACATTATCACGGCTTGTCTCTTTAGTCCCTGTTATCTCTTTGCTGTGCCTGAGCCTGTGTCAAAGTACCTCCTTGCCAGGCTATCTTAGCCAATGTAACGGCTCTCTCCAATATCTCCTGATGAGTCTCCACAGGCAGAGCACATTCTGTAGCTGCTGTAAGACCGTCGATAGTCAAATCAGTACCATAGTTGGTAAGGTCTTCCAGAATAATAGGAGTGAGGGTTTTTACATACCGAAGCTTATAGGTAGGCTCATTGGCAAACTTTCCTACTATCTCTGCTATAGGAAGGGATACTACGTGGGTAATAAAGGTGTAGCCTGTAGCCGAAGCATCTGTAGGTCTTCCAAACTGGGTGAACCTACTTGGAAAATCTGCCATACTAAAACCATCAGTATGAACCATAGCCTTGTATATGTCAGAATCCGTACTTACATCAGACATGTCCTTGAGGTAGGTAAAACCTGCTTTAAGAATATTACCTATATACTCATCATCACTCTTATTGTAATTGGTTGAAACAACAAGCATCACAGTATAGGTCATGTTGTTTTTCCAATTACATTCTGCATAAATCTTACCATACCTCCCCTCGTCATACTTAAATTTAAGGGTGTCTCCATTACCTGTAACTACAGGCTCTTCAGACTGGTCAGAGGCTTGCCAGTTGGCAGTATTGTTAATAATCTGCACCTCCAAGTTCCTTTTCTTGTCTGCCCAGCTGCTCTGGAACTTATAGGTCACATCTGTAAGTGCTGCCCTTTCCAAGCTGTCATTAGAAGAATCATCGGTATTGGGAGAAGATACTTGAATGTCACCATTCACATCCACCACTCCTTCCCATACATTACAGTTCTTTTTGTCTGTAAACAACCTCCAAGCCATACGTTTGGGAGGAAAGTTGTAAGGCTTGGTCATCAGCCTCTGATACTCTGTATAGCTTAGGGGAACAACTGAATATTGCCACTTCTTGTCAAACAGAAGCTCACTGACTGCAAGAAAGTAGTTCTGGGGGAAGAGATATACCTTGCTCCTCCTGTCTAACTTCTCTGAAGGACTGATTCTTTCCTTATAGGTATTTACATTGAAGAGCTCTTCTGTACGGATTAACCCTGAAAAATCATACTGACGACGCTGGCTTCCATCAAAACCTCCACCAAAACCATCTGTACGGTTATTAAAGAACTCATTGACCAACTGAGACTGAGCCTTTGTGAGAAATACACTCTTCTCATACTCATTAATCCCAGGGGCCTGGTTAGAGGTAACATTAGCCCATAGAACGTCAAAAGTAGTACTAAATTCTTGCAATGTCATAGCTTCTTCCTTTTGTATGGTATTTTAAGCAGAGTGCCAGGTGGTTTTCCCACCTGGTCTCTACATAGTTGTTTCTATTCTTTCACTCTTGCTTCCAAGGTAAACTTCAGCTCTTGTCTTCGGACATTGCTGAGCCACTTGGCTGCATTGGTCAGTGTACTGTCCTCACTATCTTCACACATCGGAGCACCATCATAGAAGTACAAGTCATTCCTTCGGGTAATAATACCTGCTTCTACTGCCTTCTTGATAAGTACTTTGGTGGAAAGCAACTCATCCTTAATGACTTTCAGGAACCTCCTTGGGTCTGCCTCCAGACTATCCATAACCTTTGACTGGAGGAAGTCAAGCTTAGTCTGGGCTCCTACAGGACGTCCTGTGATAATCTCAAGAATAGTACGAAGGGTATCTGAATCCTGACGGACTGCTCCATACTCCATATAACTTTCCATCTTGGCATCATTCTTACTCAGATTCATCTGGGTCTCAGCATGCTCACTGACAATGACAAACTGATAGGTTGCCTTAGGACGCTCCTCCAACTCCTGAAGGGAAGGACATATCTGATTTTTGTTGGCCAGAAGTACCTTGTACTTAATGTAGTCAATGGGGTCACTGAGGTCAAGATAGTTATTCTGCTTGTGCAGTGTTACTACCCCAAGGCCATGCTCATTGGAATCATCCCAAAAGTTATTTTCTCTGTTATAGATACTCAAGGCACCTGGTTCCAGGCGCATGACCTTTTCAAGGTAGGCCATCTCATTGTCAGTCAGGACATTCACAAACTGACCATTGCGAAGTCTTGGAACTACAAAGGTACGGGTAGAACCTTCTGCCATTCCTCCGCTCAACACATGACCTTTAGTATGTACCAAGGCATTAGGACTGGGTACAAACTTCACCACCACTGTCTCCTTACGCAGACAGTTTACAGGCTCTTCTTTCCTTTCAGATACTGCTGTATCATAGGAAGGAACTTTCGGTGCTTCACGAAGGACTTCCTTAGGAGTCTGTACAGGTAGTTGTCCCATAGGTTCCGTTACTATGTTCATGTGTTCCAAATCAGGCATCTCCATTGCCTCTTCTTTCTTTGCTACTCTTGCCATATTATCTTCTCCTTTATGGTTTATTATTTATATGTATCTTCTTGTCTTTCTATGCTGTAACACTGTTACAGCTCTCTAAGAGAAAGGCAGGAGGGAATAGAACTTCCCTCACTGCCATCTTGTTATATCCTATCCCTGAAGGATGTCAGGAATGAAGCTCAGAGTCCTGGTGGGATCAAGTACACAAACACCAGTGGTGGTGAACTTGTGGATAGTAGCACTATCCTCATCATGACTCATGTTCTCATTACCCATCTTACCTGTGTAGGGATTGCGGAAGCCCCACTCATAGCCAGTAATATCACCTTCCTGACCCTTAACACCTACCTTGAAGATGTTGGGCTGATCCATAGTACCAATGTCAAAGATGTCATACCTACGGCTCATGGCAGGACCACCCTGATACATAATCTTGTTACGTACAGGATCATCATACATAGGATCCACATCAATCTTCACATAGGCTCCATTGGGGGCAATGAATTCTGTTACCTGAGGAACAGTCATCTTATAGGCACCACCATTGGGATTCATCTTGGAAGTGGTCTTGGTCAGAATACCAAGGGCATTGGCATCATACTCATAGCTGATGGGGTTCCAACCTGAACCTTCACGTAGAGCTGCCTCAGAGAACTGAATGGCACCCAACTCACCTGTCTTCACCAAGAACCTACGCTCTGTAAAGTCAAGGTTAGCACGGCTGATATTATACAGACAGCTCATGAAACGCTTCAGAGAGAAGGTGTTATAGAACTCTGTATTACCTGCCTCCATCTGCTGGAACAGACCTGCACCCATACGGATTACCTCACCACTCTTACCAATGTCAAGGTACTCACCATTGCCATTACGGTTACTGCGGGCAAAAGCCAAAAGCTTATTCTTGGCGGCATTCCACTGCTGCTCCAGTACCCACTGCTCATAATGCATCCACATGTCGAAGTTCTTCACAGTGTACTGACCATTGGCAGTAGGAACTTCTACAGGAATACCAAAGGCAATCTTCTTGTTTATCAGAGCACCACTTACCTTATGCTGCATACGGATAGAGCTGAACTCATTACGCATAGCAATAGGACTGGAGAAAGTGATGTCATCAACCTTGCGGCTGAACTCACGCTCTACAGGTGCATACTCTTTCGAGAACCTCTTACCAGGCTGAAGCTGGTCAGCAGGAATACCACCAGGAGCACTGCCCCATACCTGTACCTTGTAGCGTACATTAGTACCCTCACGGTAGGCATCACCAAGAATACGCAGGGGGTAGATTTCATTCAGCTCACCTACAATCAATGCACCATCTGCAAACAGGTCCTCATCAAAGACTACATAGAAGGGCTCACCATTGACTCCCACATTGCCAGCATCAGCAGCTACGACAGTACCATTCAGAGTTCTTGCCTCTACCAGAGGAAGGTTCTTAGTCATACTGCCCATAACAGGCCAAGTATACTCCTCATCACTGTCAAAAGTCTTGGTGGGGAACTGCGAAAGGAAGGTGTCAAGGGTCTTACCCTTGTGGAAGGCAAGCAGCTGCACCATAAGCTCAGTTGCCTGCTGGGGCTTCCTCAGAAACACTCCGCCAAGATGGTTCAACTTACTGGTCTTACCCCAGCTGTCGAACTCCATACTTTGAAACTTACCTAATTTTCCCATCTCTAAATCAAATGTTAAACATTAAAAACATATCTTTGTTACACATCGTTCTGTATGCAGGGATTACATCCCTGCCCTGTCTTTAATGTCTTAGAGAGCCAAATTGAATCCTCCTTCAAGGAAAGACTCTGGATCACTCTTTCTGCTGCCTACCAGATTCAGGCTTCCATCAGAGTTCCTACGAGTGTTACTGAGCGTCTGCTCAAGCTCTCTCAGACCTTTCTTCATCTCCTTACGCACTTCTGCCTTGGCAAAGGACTTAAAATCCTTAAATCCATCAGTCAGTGTGTAAAAGAGACTTACATACTTCAAGAAGTCACCGTGATGCTCTGATTCATACTTCTGGATAGCTGTCATATAACGACCTGTCTCTGGGTCCTTATAGACTGGACGGGAAATGCTGTCATAGGCTTTCTTCCTTACATCAGCACTCAACTCCATGTCACCCAACAATTCCTTGTCCTTCAAAAGGCTGTTCTTTAGTTGGGCATCCTCCTGCTGACGCTTTGCCTTAGCTTTCTCAGCTTCCTTGCTGGCTTCTGAAAGCAAAGTGTCATACTGCTCCTGAAAGTACTCCTTGTTGCTCTGAAGGGCTTCCTTTGCATCTTCCAAGTCATTACCATTATCTATGGAACGCTGGGTAAGCTGCTGGGCTTTCGCTGGCTTATAGCCTTTGTTCAGGAAGTCTTGGTAGATAATACGCTGCCTCAACTCCTCACCCTTCTCAGACTCATCTTTGAGGTGGGCATCTGTAATGGTGTTCAGATAGTTTAAGGTATTCTCAAACTGCTTAATCTGACTGGGTTCCACACCATCTTCCAATGCCTTGGAAATCCTCTGCTGCTTCTCATCAAGACGGGCATTTATCTCCGACTCAATAAGGGCACTGAATGACTCTGCATCAACGGCACTCTGCAACTTCTCTTCGTCAAGGTTAGGGAAGATACCATCCACTGCCAAGGCATTGGCAATGGAAGAGTAGAAATTTGGAGAAGTGTCACTGCCTTTCTCAGTGGCGGCACCTCCCTTATCCTTTTCTTTTCCACTACCTACGCTCTCCGGCTGTGTTGTCTCCTCATCCTCAAAAAGGTCTTCAGGATTCACAACCTCAGTAGTTGTTGTCTCATTCTTGTCAATCTCTTTCTCCTCCTTGGAGGAACCTGCCGGAGTCTCTACTCCTTGGGTTTCTTCGGGGTCTCCAAACAGAAGGTCTATCTCCTGCTCCCCGAGAATGTCTGTGAAATTCAAATCTCCCATTTTCTTACTTCTCTTTAATTTCTACTTGGGTTTCCTACAATCTTCGTGATGCAAAATTATGCAATTTGACATCCAGCTTCACAGACATAAACAAAGTGCTAATACATAATAAAAAAGGCACTTAAAAAAGTACCTCCTTTATACCAAAAACAAGTGCATTATGTAGAAAAATCTACTGCCAATTATGTAGGGAGAACTATGAACTATGAACTGTGGACTATATACTGCTTCTTGTAGTTCCTCACCCAATAGTCATCATTCTCCAAACCTGAAGTGGGATGCTCTGCTTTCTTCACATCGCCTTGATATAGTATCATCTTCTCTTCCCTATACAACATTACCTGTAACAATGCCATGATTCTATCAACATTGATATTAGGATTAAATAGAATAAGCTCTTTAAGCAATGCTCTATTCCTAATATTAAATAGATTAGGAACTGTTATCTCTACTTCCTCTTCCTCAAGATTAACCTCTGTTTTAGTAACAGGTTTAAGCAACCAGTCTCTTATCAGGCCAAAACCATAATCCTTGACAGGAGCAGTAGCATTCACACCTTTACTGGTATTGCCATATCCTAATGTTTTTACTATTTGCTTCTGATAAAGATACTCTGGTGTTTCTGCTAATAAATGGGTACAGTTTCTCTGCCTGAAATAAGGATATAAGCCCTTCTTATTTTGTTCATACAGAAGTGTTGCATGATAAAACAGACATCCTAATCTGCATATCTCATAATAATCATCTGCATAAGGAGGTCTTCCTGTATACTCCATTACTAAGGTGTCTGTCCATAAATCCAATATAAAGAATGAACCTAAAGACATAGTATCTGCTACATCATTATCATAGGGATCTGCACCAGCTATGTACCTTCCTATGGGCACTTTGCCATCAGGTGTCTTTTGAGGCAAGGCAAATATCTCTATAGCTCCCTTCACCTTATTGTCTTTAATAGGAAAGTCTCTGATAGGAATTTCATTGGTAGGTTTAAATTCTACTTCCCCATTAGTATTTTGGACTAATTCTCCCACATAAACATCATCGTAGGCACCAGGATCATTGTCTATCTGATTAAGCCTTTCATTCAATTGTGTAATTGGGAAAATATTCTTGTTACTTCGGATGATAGCTTCTTGAGGTGTAATAGGATACTGAGAGATACGTTTGGTTATGGTATTTATATCAGTGGAACCATACTTCACTTTATATCTGTCCATCAGCAACATTAGAAGAGCTTTAGTTACGTCACTGTTACCATCCTTATCCACACAGCTATCATCATAGTTCATATAAGCAGGATAAAACATAGCACATTGCTTTCTGCCTTGTCCCTCCTTGTCAAAGACATTATCTATTCCTTCTATATTATAACCGTTAGGAGAATAAAACATCTCTTGAAAGGCTGTAAAATCTGACATATCATCACCCGCAGTGCCGTATGCTATAATCTGGCCGAATACAAAGGAGCCTTGCTCTACAGAAGGTCTAATCATGTTATACATAGAAAGCAAATCCTTGAAAATACCTGCTTCCTCAATAAGATATAGTTGTCCACGAGTACCATTCAGTTTACTCTGGTCATCTCCTGAGGTAATTCCCATCACAGAGTTGCCAGAGCCTTTTCTCACACCAGTCTCCCTATCTTTAAAACCACTAACCCAGTTTAGAGATTGAGCAGAATCCACTAGTCTATGTGCAGCAAATTGTGTGTTGATGGCTGTAAAATCTATATCTGCACAGAACATATTAAGTATCTGATTAGCACCATAGATATACTTTCTATCTGCTGCTGTTACCACACACTGAACCCTTCTTCTCACTTCACTGGATTCTCCTAAAGTATATCTCTTAGCAAGCATACTGGCTCCCTTGAAACTTTTGCCTTTACCACGTGATGATAGCATGGCAGCATGATGCCCCTCTAATCTTGCTCTGTACAAGTAGTGGTCTACAAGAAAATGGCCATCCCAGAAGTTAGGGAAATCTACTACTCTGATTTTCTTTCCTGACTTATCTTGCTTGATAAGCTGCATAGGACTATAATTAAGGAAATAATACTGGTCTCCTGCTATCCACATACCAGTACTGGGATCTAGTAAACCATCCCAGCTTCTTCTTCTTTCCTCCCTAATCCATTTACCATAATCACTTTGTGGATTTCTGTTAGGTCTTAAATGGGTATATTGCCCTGTCTGTTGAAAGGTTATTGCTGTCTGCCTAAAGAAATCTGTGTTCTCTAATATAGGAGGTTTAGTAACATCTATGATAGCCCTACCATGCTCATCTCTTGGTAATTCTGATACCAATGGCCTATCAGGAGATACCATCCATCTGATGAAAGGTACATTATTAATAAAATCCCAGAATTGTTCAACAACTTCTTGAGGGTAATTCTCCAGATGCAGCTCCTCTAAAGGAGTCTGGCATTTATTAAATCTAACATTATCCATAAAAACTTCTACAATCTTCTTGCAAAAGTACTGTATGTTTTCATACTATGAAAACACCTAAAAAAGTTGCTTAAAACCTTCCCACATCCTCATTACTAAATAACCAATAGTATATGCAGGAGCTTCTCCCTCATCTTCTATCCTATAAGCATATAACATAGATTGCTTAATATGCTCAGCTTCATGTACTAAAGAATTTAAATAGTCTTCAAACCATCTATGTTTATTGAATAGCACAAGACTCTCATGTTTATAGACATTACTGATAGTTACAGCTTTGGCTTCCCCATTCCTCATCATCCTATAAACATCCCTCACAATATTCCTATCAATTCCCATTTTTCTCATCTCCCTTAATACCGCATCAAAAAAGTGGTAGTCCAGACTATACCAAACTACCACTTTCCAATACCCCTCTACATGAAACTCTTGTCTAATCATAGTAGTGTAGTGTTTGCAATAACCGTGTTATTGCTTAAACCATCTCATCCCAATCTATAGGGTCATTCATAAACATAGTATCTGCATAAAACCTGTTAAAGACATATCCTTCCTTAGCATCAGGATCATCAAGCATATCTTTCACATACTTGGCAAGACATTCTTCATTAGGTACTGACTTCCCATAGAAATCTGCCTTACACATAGAAGCTATGTATACAGCATCATAC